TGTTAAGGCAGTATTTTGTTTCTATCACAAACGTTGGGAAATAGTTGACGACATTGTTTTTGGCGCTAAAGCATCCTCTAAGTCTGGCCTGTATAACATGTGTAAGGAAGGTAATGCAAACTATACCAAGCAGAATTCAGAGGCTAAGAAAACATCTGCTGATATACTAACTCGATTGCAAGACCCTGAGAGCTTAGTTACGGTAGAAGACATTCCAGTTATCCTGGCAGAGATTGAAGATGATCGAACTGTAATAGTTCCAAGTACAAAGCCTGAATACAGCTTTGAAACTCGCACGGAAGTATTTGCAGCCTTAGGTCTAAGTGACCCTACAGCACCTGAGACAACAGAAGAGAGTGAAGAAGGGCATTACTGAGTAAAAGTTGTGTGAAGAGGGTAGCCAAGGATGGCTTTTTAATTTAGATGAGATAGACTATGTTAGCTGGGAAAAGATGTAAGGTACATAAGACACATGAGCGCCTATATGAGAGAGGTGAATCAGAGCTAGAGTATGCGTATACTGCAGAGATAGCCTCTGAAATTTTTGTACTTGATGGTATAGCTAAGTTAGTTGTTCTAAAGGATAACGGGAAGTTAAAAGAAATTGCACTAAGCAGAATAATTATCTTAGAGGATTAACACTATGGAAAAGTATTTAGGTAGAACATGTAAACTTAGATCAATAGATGGAATACATAGGCTTATGACTAAACCAGAATTTAACGGTAAGGATAAGTATTTTGTAGTGGTAATGGAACTTGCTACAGGCCAATTATTAAGTGTTCAAGTAGATAACGTAACAATCCCACCCCTCTAATAGAAAGAAACTAATCCAAAGGTAATCCGTGGGGATTAGTTGCTTGGCTTGCTTATATTCGTCTATGGGTAAGCCTTTTTATTGCCTTTAGCTATAAGTTTTGTTTATGTTACATAAAAACAAACTATTAGACATTTATATTAATCGATAATATACTATCACTTCAATAGATTAAGGTAAATAATATGAGTGATAAGCCTAGAACATCAAGTAGACGAATGCTCGTAAGAATGGATATTTTAGCTAACGCAAAAACACTGAAGGAATTAGGTGTACCTATAGCAGTTATACAGCGTGGTCTTGGTGTTGTTATGTCTGGCCTTACTTTTAGCAATCTTCTACATTATTACTCATCCCCAATCATTAACCACCCCGGAAATAATTCGCTAAATCCTGAATGGTTAGATAGCGAAGGTGCAGAAATACAAATACCCCCTATCAACTATAAGTATGTAGGAAGGTTCCCCGGAGGTGAATGGGTTAATACAGATAATACAGACGAATGAAGTCTATACAGCCTTTCATCGACCTAGGGTGGCACACTGTCCCCCTAACAGGTGAGATAGCCAGGTTATCTGACGGTACTAAAACCATTCCAGGATTCTGTAAAGGTTGGAAAGAGAAATATACTAATGAAATAAATAAAGTACCTGCTATGTTGGGTGGTGTACTAACCGGTGAACTCTCTAATATCATAGCTATTGACTGTGATAATCAAGCAACCTTTGATCTTTTCTATTCACAATGTAAAGAATATAAGTTTATCTTTTTCTCTAGGGATAAGCCTAAGGGTGGAGGGACTATAATATTCCAGTACCTTAAAGATTTAGCCTTACCTACATTCTCACTACGCGATGGGCTTATAGATATAGATATATTCTCAAATGATGGGTTTGTTTATTTACCATCTGATAGTAATACCACTAAAGAAGAATGGATAGCTGAGACACATAACGATCTACCATTAGTTAAAGAAATGCCACCAAGCATCAAAGTACTGTTAATGTCTTTGTATAAACAATACACACTAACTAAAGATGGCATATCCCCGCTAAAAGAAAATACAGAAGTGGCGCAATCTATAAACTATTTAGCTCCTCAAATAGAGATGTTTATAGCTAAAGGGTTCAGTCCTTCACTATTTAGAATAATCACACCAAAAGATTTTAGAAGTTTAGAACAATATATTAGAGAAGGTTATTTACACCCTAAAAACATCCCTGACGGTAGAGGTAGTGAGTATCTCTCTAAAGTATCGGCAATATTAGGAGCTGATCAGTCCATAAGTACTACTCTGTATTATCAGGCGATTAAAGCAATAAATGAGCTATGGACAATACCGATGGATGCTAAACGCCTTGACGCTACCATAGCTAAGAGGATGCTAGAAGGGCAAGTCAAGGTTAATGGAATCAATATCTGGAAGTATGACGAAACTTGGAAGAATAAAGGCTTATCATTTTCGAATAAGCTTGGTGAAGCAGTAGAGGTATTCTTTGATGATGTACGGCGATTATATTATATGGTTAATCACACTAGAGGAGCCATTAGCTCTTTCTCACGAGATAATGATGTTTTCTCATATATAGAAACAGTAGGGAATAGTAGGATAGCACCTAGAAAAAAGCTAAAAACCTTAATGCCTATGGTTAGGACAGTAAGCAAACCTAACATACCGTTTGGAGCATACATGCACAACGAATACACTAAGAATTTTAATCTTTTTCAGCAAACACCGGCCTTAGCTATACTCAACAATCCTAAGAATTATAAGGCACACTATATTGAACCTGTAATGATTCTTAACTACTTAGAAAGTCTGATACCTAATAAAGACTCTAGAGATTTCACGTTAAAATTTCTCCGCCATAAATTATTAACATTTGATTACAGCCCGATAGTTTTGTATTTTTTAGGTGTGCCGGGATCAGGCAAGGATACATTCATTGAGATTCTATCAGTTATCATGGGATCAAACCACATAGCTAAACCTTCAGTTAAGGAGTTTTTGGAACAGTATAACGGTTGGTTAGTCGATAGCTACTTTGTACAACTTGATGAGTATGGTAATCAGCTCGTAAGAACAAGTGAGAAGGCAGAAGCTTTAGGTAAGTTATTAGCTTATTCAGGTAAGTCCGAAGTTCAAATAAGGCAAATGAGAACTGACGGTTATCTAACTAAGCACTTTGCAACATTTGTGTTAACGGCAAACTCTAACCCTTTAATGGTTACTGAAGACGATAGACGGGTACACTTGATTGAAACCCCTAATAAACTTCAGGATCAAGGATGGGTCAAAGAAGCTGGTGGTATAGCTAAGGTACATACAGCTATACTGGAACAGGTTAATGACTTCTGCTATTATTTAGCTACTGAAGTTAGTATAATAGCTTCACAAGACTATGTATCTCCTCCTGAGTCATTAGAGAAAAGTAGAGTAATCGCTGAGAAGTTAGGTGCTGGAGCTAAGTTAGTCTACATGCTCCGTAAGTGTTTATTTAGTGAGATGGAGGAGATAGCTTACGAACATTCAATAGATGAACTGTTTAAAAACTCTGAAATTAGCCAGATAAATGAGTTAGCTTTGTTCGACCTATATACTGCTATGACAGACGGATTAGGTACTAAAAGAGCATTAAGCAAGTTTATGATGGATGGAGGGTTTGTAAAATTCCCATCTACACTTAAAGGTAACAAGACATATGTCTACAAGATACCCTTCCTTTCAAAGTTTAGACCTAATCAATTTACATAGGAGAAAATAATGTATAATAAGCCACAAAATACAATGAGTCCAATTTGTAAACACAAATTCACACCTTATCAAAGAAGGAAATTTACGAAAAGTCCCGATGATCAAGGTCAGATAGTTAAACAATGTGTAAATTGCGGAAAAGTTACTTATGCAGACAAAGATACAATAGATATTGTACAAGCAGTAATTAATAAAAAGGAAAGCTAATGTATATAGAACCACTAAATATAATAATAATATTAGGCACTTTATTAGGCGTTATAGTCTTTCAATTTTATAGGGAGTTTAAAACAATTAAAGGTCACAAAGATAGGATAAAGTGGTTAACTATAAATTCAGTAGCTGACCAAAAACACACTTCTGTATTTGTTAAGTCTTTAATAGCTCATCAATCTAAGCTCGCTCTAGTAAAAGGAACTTTAAGAGAAGGGTTAAAGATATTAGAGACAGATAATAAGAGTACTAAAGAAGAAAGGAAGTAATAAATGAAATATCTAACAGTTTTTAATGTTTTAGTGGGTGGCTCAATACTATTGATAAGTGCACTACTCTTATTTGCCTACAGATATGAAGAAAAGCAAAGGCTTATTATTGCGGCATCAAGAATAAAGTTAAGAACTAAAAGAAAAGAATAAAGTCAAGGACTAAAAGAAGAGGTTGGTAATAGCAAATGAAATGTGCGCACCTCTAAGTATTATCTATGAATAAACTAAGTATACTATTAGCTAATGAAGTAGCAATCTTAAAGTATCATAAGCACTTAGAACTTCCATACCATCAAGTCACAATAACTAACTACGATGGCTCAGTTAATAAATATAAATTTCTTAGTTATAATATTGCAATTACTTTTATGTCGGTAAACTATAGGGAGCTTGTTAGAACTAATAGTCTAAGAAATTTAGAGCTGCCTATAATTGTGAATAAGTTTTTAGTTAAAAACAAAATAACGTCAATGTCAGAACTGTTAGAAATAACTAAGAAGCAATGGTTAAGTCAACCAAGTATAGGAGCAGTTACAGTAGATAGACTAATAGAAGAATTAGCTAAACATGGTTGTTACTTAAAAAGGTAGGTAAATTATGAAAGATATTAAATTTAGATGTTTTGATTTTGAAAGTGGGGAAATGTGTATAGTTACTCAAATAAGACTACCTAACAAAGGTAAGCACGGTGACAATATTACTGGTATTGTTACTATGCAATACACAGGTAGAAAAGATACCACACATACTGAAATATATGAAGGGGATATCTTAAGAACAGAGGTATTAGTAAATGTAAAAGAAACCAACACTAAAAAGCTAAAGTCTGTATATGGTACAGTTGAATACTGTGAAGATAAGGCAGCTTATTTATTTATATGCCAGGACTATGAGGTATTACTTTCATCATTCCCTAGTAAGGATTTACTTGTTTTTGGGAACAAATATGAAAATTCAGAGCTATTGAGTGAAGTATGAATTACTTAACTAAGCTACGGTATAGTATTTTCTGTAATCCTTTAAGAGGGGCGATATATAAAGGTACTTCACGATTCACGCAGAAGAATTATAGATAAGCATAGGTATGCTATTCATGTCAAGAAATGTAATAAGTGTGGCAAGTATTTCACAGAAGCAGGATACGAATATGAAAATTAATTTAGAGTGTTCTTGTGGTAATAAAGATCAGTTAAGAACTATTGATGAAGGAGTGTATAATAAACCAGAAACAAAAGGTAAACCAATCTATATATTCATTGAAAGAATGGATGAGATTAAAATAAAATGTTTAGCTTGTAATAAAGAAAGTGTTTTATAACCAAAGGAAACAATTATGGCCGTAAAGAAAGATTTTAAAACTCCAGTAGGTGAATTACGTTGGATGTATGTAAGTGGTAGAGGTAAAGAAGGTAGAGGTAAAAACAAAGGAACTTTTCGCTTTGTAGGATCATTATATTTACAAACAGCAAGTACAGAGTGTAATGCTTTAAAGGATAAGATTAAGGCATTTTGGAATGAGAATAAACCTAGGAAAGGTAGGCATGGCTCTTTAGGATTTAAGGATGAAATGGTTGTAGATGACGACTATGTGCCTATCCTAGATAAGGATGGAAAAGAGCAATATACAGGAGAGACAAGTTTTGACTTCTGGACAGGAACAACATGGAAAGATGGAAAACCTAAAGTAGTTGATATCTATAGTGCAGGGAATAAAAAAGAAGGTATTATATCAACCAAGATATCCCTACATGGTAAGACTATAGGTAATGGTTCTATCGGTGCTATTGCAGGATCGATGGGTATTTTCGATCAAGACAGCAATATGGGTATCTCTCTATATCTTAATGCTGTGCAGCTTCACAAATTGGTAGAGTATTGTAAAGACCCAGGCTTTGAGGACTCTGATGAAGGAGGGTATGAAGAGGAGGAAGAGGAGGAAATAGTGGAAAGTGGGACATGCTTTGGGCCTGAAGAAGAGTCAGTAGCTAAAGAAGAAGCTAAGCCACGTATTTAATAGTTAAAGATAATAAGCTGTCTAATTAGTGTTGTAGTGCTATAACCTTTATGGCACTACATGGAGTATTTATGACACCTTACAAAATAGTAACATTTAAAGAGATGTTGGCAGCTACTAATAGTTTAGATAGATTATTTGTAGATACTGAGACAATAGGGCTATACGGTGAGATAAGGTTACTTCAGGTTTATCACGAGTCACTAAATACTGTCCTTATAGTTGATCGACCTAACCCAATGCAGTTAGCTGGTTACTTAATAAACCGTAAGCACATATGGCATAATGCAGCTTATGATATCTCAGTAATACAAAAATACTCAACTAATAGCTTCTTACCTACAGACTATGAGGACACGTTTCTACTTAGTAGGTTAACATTCTGCAATAAACAAAAGTTCACGCTTGATGCAGTCTTTACCTATATACTAGGTCATGATCCTTATGAAGAACAAGGTTTAGATAAGAAGAAACTACAGAAATCTGACTGGTCTGGGTGTATAACAGAAGAGCAATTCAGATATGCTGCCACTGATGTTTATCATATGCCAGCACTTTATGAAAAGGTAAAAGAAAAAGAATCTTCAGTTAGCTATAGATTAGATATGAAGACTTTAAACTATTGCTTAAGGTTTCAAAATAACGGTTTAGCTACTGATCAAGACAGAATAGCTAAAAGAATAATAACTAACAATGAAAGAATAGAAGAGCTAAGGTTAGCTATTAATGTTAATTCTTGGCAGCAGACTCGTAAGTATTTACAGAGTGATGATTCTGATGCTTTAGCATTAGCTAAAATGATAATATTAGGTGGTGAGCAAGGAATAAAGGCTGCAAAAGTTAGAGAAACCAGGCAACTTATAAAGCAAATATCTTTTCTCGATAAGTGGGAAGGGGATCGTATTTATGGGTATTTTAATCCTTCTGCTAGATCAGGTCGTCTAACATGCAGTAACCAAAATTTACAGCAAATACCTAAGAAACTTAAAGGAATGTTCTCTGCTCCTGATGGTAAGGTATTCATAAGAGCAGATTTTTCACAATTAGAATTAAGAGGTGGTTGTGCAATAATTTGTGAAAGAACTATGGAGAAACTCTTCAGAGATAGAGGTGATCTCCACGATTACACAGCAGTTGCATTGTTTGGAGTTAATTTTACACTGATACAAAGACAGATATCTAAACAATGTAATTTCAATTTATTGTATGGTGGTTCAGCAGGTATGTTAGGTAAGATATTGATTAAAGAGGCAGGTATATCATTACCTGATAGAGAGCTAAACAGGCATAGAAACAAATGGTTAAACACTTATCCAGGTATAAAAAGATGGCAGAGTGTTAGAACGTCTGATTGGAGAAGCGGTAGGTTAGGAGAAACTCCTTTTGGCAGACAATACCTAGGAAACCTCTACACAGACCAGATGAACATTGAGGTTCAAGGTTTTGGAGCAGAGACTGCTAAGCTAGCACTGCACTATATGTATGATAAGATAAAAGACGTTAGCTCATCATCTCTACTTTGCAACTTTGTACATGATGATTATATGATTGAGGCTGATAACGATCCAGAGTGTTACAAACCTGTAGCTAAGGTAATAGCAGACTCAATGCAAGAAGCATGGCATGAAGCTTCAGCTACATTAAGAATACCTGATTTGCCAATGCCAGTAGATGTAACAGTAGGGATAAATTGGGGAGATATGGAAGACGGTCAGAATATAATACATAAACTAGAACAAGAAGCTTAAGGAGTATAATATGCCAGTACTAGATAAAGAGAGACACAGACTATTGTTACTAGAGCTAAATAATAGATGGGATACATTAAATAACAATTTCAAGGTTAGAGAACTAAAAAATAGCCATGAAGGACTTAATGGTAGAGGATGCTGGAACTACAGTGAGCTAAAATGTTCAACAATAGGTAATAAAGAAGAAATATCTTTAGCTATTTCTGATTTTAAATCTATTTTATATGAAATAAAAATTTTAAAGTGAGAAACACTTATGGATAATGCAATATTCAATATTAGTGACTTAGATAAGCTAGAAATAAGTGTAGAAGCTTCAGATTTTGGCAAGTGTGTAGATGTTTCAGCTAAAGGTATTATGACAATACCTGTATTAAAAGAAAGTCGAGAAGTTAGGTTCCATGTCGCTAGAATACCTATAGCAAATCTAACAGATTTTATAAAAGAGTTAGAGAAGTTTGAACCTTAAGGGGGATATATGTTAGCAGATTATGAAGAATTTTATGCTGGATTAGTTAGTGAAGTACTCTATACAGGGGAAAAGAGAAAAGTTAGGAATGGCAACACTAGGGCTGTATTCTGTAAAGCTCTTAGTATGGATAGTTTAAGTCTGCCTGTATTGGCCGGCAGACGTATCTATTACAAGGGAGTATTAGGTGAATTAGCAGCTATGTTAAGATCACCAAAAAATATAAAGGATTTTGAAAAGTTTGGTTGTAACTATTGGGATAAATGGGCAGAAAAAGATAAAAGCATTATGGTAGATTATGGTAATGCTTGGAGAGACTTCAATGGCTTTGATCAATTAGTAGCTTTAAAAGAATCTTTAACAGAAAACCCTACAGGTAGAAGACATCTGATATCTGGTTGGCGTCCTGATAGACTAGCTGAGTTAAGTCTACCTTGTTGTCATTTACTATATCAATGGTATGTGAACAATGATCTAGAGTTGGAAATGCTGTGGTATCAACGCTCAGTAGATTTGATGGTCGGTTTACCTTCTAATATGATCTTAGCAGTGGTGTGGAATCAGTTATTAGCTAACGAATTAGGGTTTACACCCGGAAGGGTTAATATGGTGTTAGGGGACTGTCATATCTATGAAGGCCATTTAAAAGGAGTGAAAAAGTACTTAAGTAATGCAAATGAATTACAATCTTGGAAACACTCTAGAAAACCCCCTAAAATTTATTTAAATTTAAAGAAAGGAGCTATTACAGAAGAGTTTGATCCTACAATAGACGGAACTATAGACGATCAGTACTATGAACCTAAGAAACCTATAAACTTTGAGGTGTATGCATGAGACAAGTAAATGTATTTAAGAATATACTTAAGCCTAGTAAAGACGGAACAAACAGATTTGAACCTATAGAATGGGAAAGGGTGTTTGATTATATTGGATGGTTCCACGGTATCTCGACTGAGGGTGAGATAGACAGTGACAGAGGTGAAATGTTTCCGGTTGCTGTAGTTGAAGACTTAGAAGGTAAGTTACATACCCCACCAATTAGTGAAGTTGAGTTTATAGATACACATGTAAGAAGTTAGTTACGTTTTTGCTAGGGTAAAGACCCTGAAGAATTAACAGATAGAAGGCATTTAGTTAATCCTATATTAGCTAAACTTAACCATAAAATAGGAAGGTTATAATGAGAAAGGTAGAGATATTTGAACAGGTAGCTCAACAGAAAGGAAGCAAAGAAAATAATCACATGACTAGAATTTTTAAGGCTAGTAAAGGTTTTGGCTGGTTTCTCGGTATATCTCAAGAAGGCGAGTTTGGTAGTAATGGGGGTCTGTAATGAGGAGGGTTAGAGTATTTAAAGGAGTTAAGTATAGTAAGCTGGAGAGGGGAGAGTTTTCTCATGTTGGTTGGTTTCACGGTTTCCACCTTTACGGTAATCCTGGAGACTCTGTATATCCAATCGCTATAATAGAGGATGATGAAGGCGATTTATTACCAATCCCTATAAACTTGGTGAATTTTATTTATAAACCTACAACTAAAGAAAGAGGCTAATAATGAAAAAGTGCCATATTGTACAATATGGAGATATGACAGAGTGTAAGGCTTGTGGATTAGTGTGGGACACTAATGATCCTTGTGAGCCGGATTGTGAAGCTGAGATGATGTATTCAATAATTGAGCGTGTCATTAATTGGAATAGGGAAAGATACGATCAGGAGTATACTCATACACTACAAACAGCCTTACTCAAAGATACTGTAAGCAAGTTCACCTACGCGGATAGTCGAGTAGAAAGAGTTAAAGAGCTTAGTGATATTATCTACTTAGCTATAGGTGCTTTGTGGAAGTTAGGGTTAGGAGAATCTCAAATAAGGAATAGTATCATGGCTATCTGTAACTCTAATGATACTAAAACCATTACCAAAACCTTACCGTCGGTAAAGGCTAACATAGATAAAGGAGTTAACTATATGCCACCTGAAAGTGATATAGCTAAGATAATCAATGAAGGTTAAGCTAGGTAAAGCAGAACATTGGGCAAGACTTTATCAGTCAAGTCTTAAGAGCTTAATTCGGCAAGAAGAGTTAATGAACGAGTTAATGGGTAAGTATATGAAAGAGATAGGTATACGCCAAGAGAAAATAAATAAAAGACGGATTACTGAATTATTAGCTACACACAAAAGGCAAGATAAAGTAATGAAAATATTTAAGAGAATGACCCAAAAGACAGACGGTGACCCAAAGGAAACTAAGTCTATTAAATTTCTCACAGATGAGAGGTCTACTATTAAAGTAGATTCTTCAACTACTGAGATAGGTAGTGTAGATGCAAAAGAGCTTTTAGGTAGTTGCAAGACTCATCAAGACTGTAGCATTAAAAGATATAATAGTGTAGCAGGAAAAGATAACAAAGCTAAAAATCTTGGTGCAGTTCTTGGTAATCTTAATCACGCAGTTATAGACGACTCCTGTACATTCTCGGGTGTGTCAAGGCGTACTAAGGAATATAGAGAGTCAGACATCAAAGATGACTTCCATTCAAAATTTAAAGTTCTTTTAGATAATGCATTAGTTGAAATATATTGGACTGAAGAAGAAAAGAAAAAATTAAAAGATATAAAAGATAAGATTAATAGTTCTGAAGACACTAAAGTAAAAGATGAGGCTAATAACATAGCTATAGGACTAAAAGAAACAATGATTTCTGGCAATCGAGCACGTCCAGATAAGGTTTTATTTAATGAAGCAAATAAAGGAGAAATAACAATGGATAAACCATCAGATATCAAAGAAACACTCAATGAACGTGGTAAACGTTATGGCAAGTTTACTGGACATGCAGCTATCTCTAAGGATTTGCGGGATGTTATGGCAGCTACCAGTAGCTGGGAACACTTGACACCCGATAAACAAGAGGCTTTGATTATCATCATGCACAAGGTTGCACGTATCCTTAATGGTGATCCTGAGTACGCCGACTCATGGCATGATATTGCAGGTTACGCTACATTAGTTAGAGATGAAATAAACAAGGGAGGTAACTAAATATGAATTTTGAAGAAACGATAGTTAGAAATATCAAACAGAAAATATTACAAGATACTAACAAACTAGAGTTTGGTATGGCGTATTTTAAGACGGATAAGAAGTTCCCAGAAGAAGTCATAAATAAAATATGGGATTCTATAGATTGGGAGGATGTAATTGAGACAATAAAGCCTGAAATACATAAAAGAATATGTAACACAGTTATAGCCTCTATCGAAACAGAATTAAAAACAGACGTTAAGAAAGTTTTATCTATAAAATCAGTAAGGGAGCAATTAAGGTATGAAATCTACCCAAAAATAATGAAAATTCTAGATGGAGGGGATTAATATGTTATATATGATAGCCTGTGTAGGTGAGAATAATGAGATAGGTTATGCAAATAAGCTACTGTGGAACATACCAAAAGATATGGCAAGGTTTAAAGAAATAACTATGGGTGATACTATTATCATGGGTCGTAAAACTCATGAATCTATAGGTAGAGACTTACCAGGTAGAAATAATGTTGTAATATCTAAAACAGTAAAACACAATAATGATAATAAGGTCTGTCATATGTGTGACTTAAATGACACTATCTTATGGGCAATTAAACAAAGTAGAATTTATAATATCGGCATTATTGGAGGTGCAGAGATATACAAAGCCTTTATAGATTATGTTAATGTTGTATACTTAACCAAGGTATTTACCACACCTAAGTTTGCTAGTCATTACTTTCCTATAGATATGCATAAGGAACCTGGGTGGAAGTATACTTCAGATAGCTTAGATACTGTTAATGTTCAGGATATTACAAGTTCTGAGATAATTGAAAACATTAAAGTGGAATATTCTTCATTTCGTAGGGATTTATAATGAATTTAAGTAAATATGATGGTAAGAAGATACGAATTAGACCTAGTTCTATTGACAATTTCTTCAACTGCTCAGCACAATGGGCAGATACTTTTATTGGAGGGTTAGAAGGTTTAACGGGTTCTAGAGCAGCCATAGGTACTGCTATTCATGCAGGTGCTGAAACATTTTGGACTGGTGCTATGTTATCAAGAAAGTTAGAGTTTAATATAGACAAAATCTATGACTCTTGTATAGCTAGCTTTTTTGCTGAGGATTCAAAAGGTATAAAATACAGTAAAGGTGATACCTTAGATAGTTGTATCGCAGAGATTAAAGCAGGTATATTGATATACCTAAATGATATAGCCCTTAATGTGCCTATACCAACATCGGTTGAAAGACGTTTCACTGTGAAAATAGACCACCCAATGGTTGCTGATATATCTGGTACAGTTGATTACCTACATGAAGGTGTAATAAATGTGTTAGCTGATATAAAAACATCAAAACGTAAAATAGTAGCTAATAGTCACACTACTCAGCAATCAGTATATAAATGGTTAGTTGAGTCAAATAAGATTAATATTGACGAGTGTAATATTCATGGAGTAGTACTAACTAAAAACCCTTACTCACAGATATTAGACTTATACCCTAACATAAATAGAGCTAAGCATTTAATTAATATTATGTTAGATGTTCTTCGAGAATATTATGATAGTGGCAATCCTGAAGTACTGTTTAGAGGTAATACTAAATACCATCTCTGTAGTTCTAACTTCTGTGCTAGCTATGATAGTTGTGATTACATTTCAAGCACAAATCCTTTTAGCTAGATGAAACCTTTACCACATCAACTAGAAGGAGCTAACGAGATAGTAGCTAAGCTACGTAAGTATATGTTATGTTACATAGCTTGGGAAGAGCGTACAATGAAGTCTTTAACTGCAGTCTTAGCAGTTGAACAACTTAAAGTCAAAACATGCCTCATAATAACTAAGAAAGGTAAACCCTTAGACGGTTGGTTAGAGACTTTAGAGTACCCTCACAGCAAGGAATATAAAGTCACAAACTTCCATAAGGTGAAAAACATTAAGTTTCAGCCTGATATTGTTATAATAGATGAGGCGCATAACTATATTTCAGGAATACCTAAACAATCTGAAATGAATAAACAATTATTTAAAATATCAAGGAAAATACCTCTAATCTATATCTCAGCTACACCTTATTCACAAGGGTTAGCTATGTTATATCATCAGTTCTATCTAAGTTCATGGAGTCCTTGGCGTACTTATGCATCATATATGTCGTGGTTTACTAACTATGGTAAGCCTTACACTACATATGTATATAAAAGAGAAATACCTAAATATGATAAGGTAGATGATGAGAGAGTATTAGCTAGTGTAGAGCACTTATTTATAGCGACAAAAACACGTAAGGAGCTAGGGTTTGAACACTTACCTAATGATGTTATACACTGGATAGAGCTACATGAAGATACTAAGTATGTTTACAACTACATATCTAAGAAAAGAGTCTACACCTTTAAGTCAGGTACTAAATTAGTGGCTGATACGATAACTAAGGTTAGATACTCTTTACACATGCTAGAAGGGGGAGTGTTAAAAACATCTAAGTTATTAGCACCTGCAGTTAAGGGGACAAGAACACTAAAAGCTAAATCAGCTAAGTATTTACACAAGTATGAGGTATTAGGAAACACTGAGAAGGTAGATTACATATTAAAACATTGGGGAGATACTAAAGAATTAGCTATCATGTATCACTTTAAGGCAGAAAAACTTAAGTTAGAAAAGCATTTTAAGCATGCTTTATTACTACAAGCTACTAAGAATGCTGAAGGTATTGACCTAAGTATGAAGAAGCACCTAGTTATCTACAGTCAAGACTATTCAACTGCTAGGCATTCACAGCGTAGGGCTAGACAAGCTAACATAAACAGAGAACATCCAATAGATGTACATTTCTTATTAGTTAAGGGTGGGTTAAGTGAATCAGTATATGATACTGTGTCAATTAATAAGATCAACTATGTAGATTCAATCTACAAGAAACACCAAATATAAGGTATCAATAATGAGTGATTATAAGAAGTATGACGAACTAAAAGGAACAGACTCTATAATTACTAAAGAGTCTATACTAACAAGACTAACAGCTAAGGATGTTTTAGCTTTTGTGTTTTGTTATGACCCTTATAAGACGTATAATATAGGTAAATATGAAGATATTGACTTTACATCTTTAGAGCCTCCTACTGATGATTTGTTTTATATATTGTACAGTATCTTAAAAGGTGAAATTAAAGGAAAAGAAGCCAGAAGTGCGGTTAGTGTATTCTCTCTGTTAAACGGAGACTTAATTAAGCTAATCATATCTAAGGATATGCAGTGTGGTGTAGGTATTAAGACATTAAATAAAGTATTCCCTAAATTAATACCTGAGTTTAAGATTGAGAAAGCTAAGGTGAAAGATTTAAACCTGTTAACCTTTCCTCAATATGTTCAAATGAAATATGATGGTGTAAGATTGGTGGTTATTAAGGATGGGGATCAGGTACAGTTTAAGTCTTCAGGAGGTCGTAATGCTATATTCCCCAAGCTTGAAAATGAATTACTTAATCCTAGCTTCGTAGGTGGTGTATTAGACTGTGAACTAATATGGGATAGAGGTAAACAGAAAGATAGGGACATAATCAAAGGTAAGTTAGTCAGCGCTATGAAAGGCGGAGTTATAGACGAGTCTAGGATGTACTTAAAAGTATTCGACTACTTAAGTTTATCAGACTTTAAAAACCAATACTCAGCTAAACCTTATCAAGATAGATTTAAAGATGTAGGTACCATAGTACATAAGCTAATACAAAGTCCAATGATACATACAGCACAAACTAAAATAGCTGAAAGCCTCAAAAAAGCTGAGCTAATCTATAGTCAATATGTTCAAGCTGGGTATGAAGGGATAATACTAAAGGATTTTACTAGCTTTTACACATTTAAGAAGTGTGATAAGTGGGTGAAAGTGAAAGAAGTAATAGATGCTGATTTAGTATGTGTAGCCACTACAAAAGGAACAGGAAAGTATAAGGGAGCTATAGCAGCATTAACATGTATAGGTTTAGTAGAAGGTGAGTATATTTCTGTAAACGTTAGTGGCTTACCTGAAAGTGTTAGGTTTGATGACCCTAAGAATTATATAGGTCAAATTATTGAGATCAAATATAATAGCGTAACTAAAGACCAACGAACAGGACAACACAGTTTATTTCTACCTAGGTATAGCCGTGTTCGTCAAGATAAGGAAACAACAAAATGAAGATATTAGATAAAGTACAAAGTCTGGCAATATTTAAAAATGTAAAGCATAACTATGCTACTATACAAGACAATATTTTTGATGACTATGAGGATTATGTCCGACTTTCTGAATATGTAAAAGTTTCATTTACTTTACTCAATACAGTTGAAACTAATGCTAAAGAAGTAGAAATACTTGAGGCTCGAAAGAAAGAGGTAATGGCTAATACACAAGTAACATTAAATAAACTAGATGAGAAAATAGGTGAATTATTAGCTCTTCCTGAACCTTAAGATAAAGCAAAATGAAAGAGTCAGAGCTACAAAAACAGATAATTAATCTAATAGAGTCAAGAGGTGGTTACTCAATCAATGTTATGTCTGCATCTAAGGACGGTGTTCATGATGTTATAAGTTGTTATAAGGGGAGATTCTTATCAATAGAAGTAAAGGTTAAAAATAACCAACCTTCAGAATTACAGCTAGATAACGGCCTAGCTGTAATTAATGCAGGAGGTGTGTCAGCCTGTGTATGGGTTTTAGGAGATGTTGAAGATATTCTAGATGTTTTAGATACTGATTTTAACCTAATAAACACACCTAAATATTTAAACCATTTCCATGACTTATTTAAACAGACTCCCAAGTTGCCCCGTCTATAGCTCGATAGGTTATAGCAGCACCAACACCTAGAGAGGCAGCAATGTTAACTAATGCAGCATCAAGGAAGTCACCAGATGCAGGGAATATATCGGCTGCATTAGCTCCTCTATTCTTGATATGTACAACCATACCGGCTTGTGCAGGAGGCAATTTAACAGAGTCTCCTGCAGTTGCTACAGTAGTTAACTTATTCATTTCTCTATCTAACAATACTGCACTACCTTGCCCACCAGTAGCAAAGGCAGTCAATGAAGGGTTAACTGATCCTCTATGTGTCCTAATCCATCTACCTGTAGACACCCCAGCCACTTGAATAACATTCACACCATCATCAGTAGTAGATACATTAATATCCCAGTAGAAGATACCTTCAACATTATCACCTAACGAAGTAGCTCCTCGTGTCATTGCCATTGTATATAGTGTAGACTGCTTAGTTCGTAACTCAGCTATATCAGCTACCACTACAGCTAAGCTTAGTGCAGTAACAGGTAAATTACCACTTTTACGTGTCTGAGTAACTTGTTGCGCTACTCCCTCACCTCTAAGTAACAAGTCTTCTTCACCACCTAATACACGCGTAAAAGTTCTAACCGTTGCCATACTGTTCTCCAATCAATTGTTGTACATCAAAACAAGGGCATTCTTTAGTTACCCCTGGTAAATCTCTATGGCCTACTATGGTAGCTATAGGTTCTATCTTCTTAATCATATCTATAAGAACTAACAAAGCTGTATATTGTTTTAAAGTGAAGTTAGCTTCAGCTTCGTCATTATTACCTTTACCACCAACTAAGCAAACACCTACAGAGATACCATTCCAGCCTTTAGCATGAGCACCATAGTCACTTATAGGTCTACCATACTCTATAGCTCCATGACGATTAATGACGAAATGATAACCTATATCTGACCAGCCTCTTTCCTCTACATACCATTTCCGTATCTCTTTAGCTCCTATATCCCTATCAGCATAAGTATCGCTGCAGTGGACTATTATCATAGTCTTATTCATATATTGCCCCTATTGAAATAGCATAACATCATCACCAACTGACACACCAATAAAACCTAACTCTTCTAATTTACGTTTAATAGTTGGGTCTTTAAGTAGTAGACCATCTGTATACTTATCTACACCTATCAAGTTTTCTATATCTGACACTTTAGCTACACGTTCTGGCCTAACTAACATATTGGTCAATCTATTCTTAGATGTACCACTAAAGAATTCCTTATTAGATTTAAAGTAAACCCCTTTACCTAAAGAACCTTTAGACGCTTCGAATGCTTTAGAATCAACTGCATCAGTCACAATTTTGATATTCTCTAAAGGTTTTCCGAATTGTTGCATAGATATCCTCAACTGCTTTAAATCATCAATTATGGTTAAGTCTTTAGGCATATCCTTAACCATCTCATCTATGCTTTTAATGTTTAAAGGTTCGTTAAAAGTTTTAGCTATTTTAGTTACTAAAGCTGAAGCTTTACCTGACTCACCGGGTAGGTATCTTCTCACGTAGTTAGTTGTTTTACTAGCTAATGCCATCTTAGCCCTAACGATAGGATCGGCAGTAAAAGCAGATTTAAATGCCTCTATTGATATTTGATCAGTAGCTACACCAACATTAGGATCAGCCCTAAGAACTGTAGCCATATCCGTTATTACCTTAGCCACTGTCCTGGCTTTAGTGGTTGTAAATTTTAAGGGTTTGAGCTTTTCAGCTAACATTGGGTAATGTATTGCCTGTATATCTGCAGATTTTCCTACTGTAAAATCCCCAACAAATTTGTTAATGATACTATCCTCCACATTCCCTTTTACTGAAGACGGTAACTTCTCAACAACCTCCATAAAAGTGTCGTCTATATCACCTATATGCTTTGATAATGTGTTTACTTTTTCTTGATTGGTTTGCCCTTTAGCAGTTAAGGCTTTAAACAATATATTTTCTTTTACTTCTTTATATTTACCATACTGTTTATTAGTTGCATCCCAAAGTTTAAGCCAATCTTCACCATCTGGAGTGTCTTTCATAACTCTAGTTATTTCATTGTCTATTGTCTGTATTACTGACCTTGCACCACTTCTATCAGCAAAAGACTTTAAAGTTTTACTAGATGTAAGTTGGTTAACTGCCACTCTCAGCTCTAAAAGATCAGCAAAAGTCCTTCTACTATTACCCTCGATATTAACAGGAGTAGTTACTGTAGCTACTGTACTTCTCTTGTCCCCTTTACGTTCAATAGAACCTATGAACTTAGTAATAGAGCTTTTGATATCAAAAGCACCTAAGTCTCTTATATTGTTAACTATAGATTCTAACTTAGCGGCTTCAAAACCTCCAGTTATCTTTTCCATCCTTTGTAACACAGGCTCTATGGCTAATTTATTATAGTCAAAGGTATAAGTCCCCATAGAGTCTATTTCTTGTATAGCTATGTTTTTAACAGCGGCATAATCCGAGACAACCTTCTCAGTATACTTAGTAAGCTCTTCAGAAACTATTTGACCTATGTTATCATCTGTAGCATTGGATGTAGCTTTTATAACATTTTTAGCCCTTTGATTAACCTCTTCAGCAACGTTAACTGAACTTATAGGTTTATGCTTTGTGGCTATCTCTACTGCTCCTGTTAACCGTGGCTCAGTACGTGGTAACACCCTAAGCATTACAGAATCCATAGATTCATTATTACCTATTCGTAAGTCTAACACGTTCTGCATCTGCGCTATCTTATCTTCTGCCATATCTCTAGTCATGCCAGCTATCTGCAACATAGCATCTACAGCGGCTTTTCTATTACCGTGTATTAGAAAATCATTAGCCGATTTAAGGATAATTCCTGACCCTTTTATAACGACAGTACCAGCTAAACCTAAGACAGACTCAAATATCAAAGCCTCTTTCATTTGTTCTTTAATGATGGTCATATTCAATTGCTGTCTTAACGATACAGCATTACGAACAGCATCTACACCTGTACCGAAAGCAGCGGCACCACCAGCAGCTATAGAACCACCAACAAACCCAACTAAAGGTTTAAGCTGCCATGTAGATAAAGGAACTGACTTTATCGCTGCAATACCACCAACTGCAAAGGCGACTCCTGACATAGCTATATTAACTCTATTAGCTATGACACCCTCAACTATCTGATCATATATAGGTATACTAAGCTTAACCATCACACCTTTAGCATTTCTAACTAAAATATCTGATGTATTAGTGTTAGGGTTTATCTCTACCTTAGACTCAACACCAAACTTGTTAAAAGCTGCTGACAATTGGTTATCTACTTCTATGTTAGCTAATTTAGCTCGATTAGTGGCAGTTCTATCACCTGCAAATCCTTTAATAGTATCTAAAATAGTGGAGAATCTACTGTTCAGTTGTGAGTTCATAGCCTCTAATTCAGCAATATTGAACTCTTTAGGGTCGATAAAAGAGTCTAGTACTGCTTGTTGCAACTGTTGACGCTCCTCTTCTGGTGTAGCCATAGTCATGGATGCTGCAGTCTTAGCCTCTTGTATTCTGCTATCTCCTCTAGGTATTAAGTCTCCGCCACCATCAGCACCGTCAAATATTGGAGGTAGTAAAGGAACCTCACCTTGTATGCCTTTACCTACCCCCTCTTCAAATACTGCAGATATTTGCATATTAGAGTAACCTCTAGCAGATAGTGTCTCTCTTATACGTTCTTCATCTACACCACCTGTTAGCCCTAAGTCTCTGATAGTCTTACCTGCGACTATTAGAGAAGGCCCAATATCCATAGCGCCTAAGTTTTTACTAGTTAGGAAGTCTTTGATATCTTTTACATTATCACCTTGTCTAATCCTATCCATAACGAAAGCACCACCTTTAGCACTTTCTTCAGGTTTAAACTCGGCCTTTCTCTGTTCAAACTCAGTGTTGACCTCACTTATAATAATCTGACCTTCAGGACTCTGTTGGAACTTTTCAAACTGTGTTAATACCTGACTCTCGTCTTCAGCCTGTGTTCCTGCACTAGCAACTCCTGGAGACACTGCAGCCGCAACTAATAAAGCTTTTTTCTTTTCTTTACCAAAAGCTATAAGATCATTAATTGTTTGACCCGGTTTAATAGTAGCTAAAGCTTTCTCAACCTTTTTCTGCTCATCAGGAGTTAATGAAGTAAAGTTTTTTTTCAGTGCTCTAGTGTCTGCCCTCTTAAATTTGTCACCTACTATACCATCTCTAACCTTAGTTAGCAGGTCGGAAATCTCCACATCAGGGTCAATCATCCGCTTCTTAGCTGATTTAGCTGCTGCACTGCCCTTACCATCTTTAATAACTATCTTAGGGTTATTGGGTAGGTTACTTTTACCTTTTAACAGTATCTTAGGGTTATCATCTAAACCCGGCGAGCCTTTAATTAACTTTTTAGGGTTTGCACCTGGATTACCTTTACCTTTTAACAGTATCTTAGGGTTATCATCTAAACCAGGTGAGCCTTTAATTAACTTTTTAGGGTTAGAAGGGGCCTCATCTAAAAACTTCACAGTTTTAACTATTGCTTTATTCAACAAGTTACCCATTAACTATCTCCTGTGATGAAGGTACTTGACTACTTGCATCTGGATTATTAGAGGCAAACCCAGAAGCCTGTGCTTCAGCTTCTTTATCCCCTCCCAATGCTGTAGCCGTATCCTCAAATATTTTACTTATTTCAGGACTGTTTCGCGTCTGCATATTACGAACAGATAGAGCTACAATCTTCATATATCCTGAAGGGTTAACTTGCGATAATAGCTGTCCTGCATTGCCTGATATAACACCTTCTAGCATTAATTGGTTCTTCTCATCAGTATCATCAAAAGCAAC